TGGTGTAAGAAGAATCTTTAATCTCTGTTGCAGTAACTCTTCCTTGGTCTTGAGCTGGATTGGCACTGCTTGTACCTTGTGAGAACTCTCCTAGTGCATTCATTACGCTTCCCTTCAATACTTGGTAGATTGATTGGAAGTTGGTAGTCATTGAGGTATCTATCTTCATTTGCTGTACGTCTATGTTGGGTTGATTCATTAACCATTTGGCTTCAGGGTTCCACTCTATTGTGTGCATACGTACGTTAGTAGGATTAATGTGTACCGGAGGACGTAATGCTAGGGCTATGGTGTCAGAATATGCCGAAAGATGGGCGTTTATTGCCTTTATCTCTTTTGCAACTGGTTCAAACTCATTAACACCATACAAATCGTCTTGTAGTGGGTAGTACTTTAAATGAATTACAGGAATCTCTCCGTGTTTGTAAGGATTAGGTATGTCCCTGATGATTACGCCATGTTTAGGGGCAAAAGTAATCCACCTGTCAGGTCTATATTCAGTTACTAACTCAATTACTGGGAATACTTCGTCTCTTCCTAGGTAGTCTTGTAGTCCTCTGATTGATTTGTTCTTGCTTTCTGTCTGTGACCCTCTGTTGTCGCCCCTACCAACCTTGTCTTCTCTCATTGCTTCCTTTAATACATCTAAGTTCTTGTATATATATTTGGTTTTCTTGGGTTTCTTGTCGTTCTTGGTAACAGTATCGTTAATATTCTCCAAGTCTTCCATAGTTGTGTAGTCTCTGTACTGAAACCACTTGTTAATGAAAGAATAAGAAGGATTTGCTAGTACATCTCTTGAGTTACAAGGAACAAAGTCTGGTCCATCATAGAATGTAACCTTCTTTCTCTTGCCTTTTTCATCAACTGTTACTCTTTTCTCTGTCTTCCACTTAGCTATTGCGAATGCTGAGCCATACTTCCTAACATTCTGATCCATCATTATCCACTTAGAGATCATTGAGTCTCCCAACCTAGCATTGTCGTCCCATTGAAAGGATAGAAGCTGATTATTAATATAAGCTCCTAACTCATCTCCATCTTCTCTTGGTACTAATCTACCTTTGGGCTTGCTACCTATTAGTCTTGCTGACTTCTCTAAGATAACAGTATATGGAATGGGGTCGAACATCATTGACCTGAAAGGCCACTTTGCTTCATCTATATGGGAAGCGAACATCTTGTCTGAGTCATCAAACCCATTCTTGCGGTCTACCCTCTGTTGAAGATCCTCTTTAGCCAATGTATAGTGACCCTCGACATCACTGAAGAGCTTTTGTTCTGCTGTTGTACCTTTTACTTTTGATTTCGCCATGTCAATAAAAAAGACGCCATTCTTGGCGTCTCGGATGTAATCCTAACGTTTTCCAATTATATCACTAAATGTCCACTCGTCAAACCTTTGTTTGTATCTCTTCGTCTGTTTCTCTTGTTTGAACGTTAACTGTCTCTCCTTGTACATGAATTATCACTTGGCCTTTGCCAGTGCCAACTGTGAGGTTATACACTCCCCGGATAACTCTTGGTAGTATTTGGGCGTTTACCTTAGTCTCTTGTAAGAATGATAGTATTTTGAATATGTCTCCTCTGGGTAAGTCTATCTCAGGAAACAAACTATCAAAAACTTCTTCAGCCTTTCCGTTGTTGTTATCCTTCTCTCTTTCGTATGGTTCTTGTTGTACTGTGGGCAAGCTGCTCATATTTTCCATTTCTCTTCTAATCCTTTGTTAATGTCGTCTAAGTTGTCATCCATCTTCCTGTAACTAACTGCAAAGTATCTCAAGGCATCCATTGCGTGATCATTAGCCTTCTCAGGTGTATCAGGTTCGTTTAAGTCTTGTGCTTGGCTGACACTCTTTTCTTTCCAGCGGTATGTTTCGATTTCTTTGATGGTGTTGATGCAGTTTGAGAAGATGAACAGCTTTGGAAGTCCTTGTTCTTGATTCGCTGGTATATTGTTGATTGTATGTCCGGGTATAAGTTTAAGTCTTTCGGCGACCTTCTCGATACCGAATCTAACCCATGTGTTAAACGCCGTACCTGTTTCTTTGTTGGCTGGCGTGATGAAGATCCTCTGGTTTTGGGCATAATCCAACATCGGGCCAGCAGCAGACGGATCACCATAAGTAGCGACCACACGAGAATTATGAGGGTGAGAGTGTAACCTCCCTCCAAAATAGACAGGAGTTTGCCTTCGTTCGTATATTTCATCGAATATAAACCAATTATCATCCATATCGACACCAATCCATAGGAAGACAGTAGGATTAGTAGTACCGTAGTCATATCCCCGGTAGATTTGCCAGTCTTCCGGTATGTCAAACGGCTCCACCACATTGATCTCCCTTTGAAAGTCTTTGAACACCAATCCAGTAAACTTCCTGAAATCAGCAAGGAACTCTTGTGCAAATTGGTCTTCTGTAAGTTCTTTCTTTTGTGCATCGATTTCTAATTTGGGTATGTACGGGTTATCGTAACTAGTAAATCTCCAGCTTTTGTACATGGAATCACTAGCTCCTCCGACTGACTGTCCTGCACTATATAGTTCGAAAAAGTGATTGTATCCTTTGGGTGTGCTAATAAATATTGCAGGTGCCTCATAATCAGTAAGAGTTGGTCTAAGTACTTCTTGCCAAAGCCAATCCCAGTTTCGGATTGAAGCAACCTCATCGATAACCAAACCCCGTAGCTTAATACCCCTAAGAGCATCCGGATTCTCAGCCCCCTTAAGCTCAATAACGGAACCATTTTGTAAAGTGAACGATAATTCTGTTTCATGCTTCTTTTTTATCCATTGTTTTGGTATTTCTTTTACTGCTTCCGACCAATGTATACTCTTTGCTTGTTTATAAGTAGGACTGACGATCCAATACCTTCCCGGCTTCTCTGTTGCCCACTTGTAAACGATCGTTCTAGCTAGTACTGACTTACCTGAACGCCTACCCGCACATATTACTTTGAATCTGTGTTTGTCTTTGTAAACTTCTGATTGCCATTCGTTAAATTTGGCGTCCATCGTAATCTAATATATTCAATATCATCTTATGCGCTGAAATATTAGTTCCTCCCTGTTTGTCTTTGAAGTCAGGATGTCTCTTACTAAGATAATATCTTATATCAGGGGATGATCCGCTTGCTATCTTCTGTACTAATGCGTCTCTAACGTCATCATGTAAGTCCCATTCTGCGTTTTGTATTGCTTGGTTAAACTCTTTGTCTTTCTTTAACCAACTATAAAACGTGTTCCTTTGAATACCAACTGATCTGCACATATCGGTTATGTGTCCTTTTGTTGTTCCCCACAACTCAACCAATTTAGCCTTCTTTATGGCATTTTTTGTCGTTATTTGTGTAGGGGCTTTCCTGGGCATTTCTGTGATTATACCATATTACTTTCTGCTATCTCTAACCTTATCTCCCATTTTGTTTTTTCTTTTTGTTTTCTTTCACAAACACTTGTCCGCATTGATGACATTGAACCACCTTGTTATAAGGATTCCATTTAACTGCTTCCTGACATTTGCATTTCTTCATATTATTGCACCTCCTTAATTGCTTTGTATGGTTTGTTTCCAATAATTGCTTTGTATGGTTTGTTTCCAATCAAATATTTATAAAGTCCTTTTGCCGACTTACTACTAATATGCTGATAACCGCTATCATAATAAACTTGTGCTTCGTTTGACCACTTGTAGCCTAATTCTCGCATAAGCGAAGAAATATCAGATGTTGTTGGATATGTACTTGGCCCGTCATTCATTTTATCTCACCTCTTTCCTTATTTTTTGCTATCTCTAACCTTATCTCCCATTTGTTGATTAGCTTATCTAACTTAGGTTCTTTAATAAACTTTAAGTCTAGTAGTATTTCTTTAATTATTTCTATCATTTATTCTATCGACCTTCTATCGTATAGCTTTCAACTGTCCGATGTTTTCGGACACTTCATATAAACCCTTGTTAAGTTACTTATTTTCTAACCACCTAATAAAACTCTCTGAGTTGTCTTTGTAAGTTTC